TAGGCCTAGCCCGTATACTGCACCTACCCCATAGGGGGTCAGGTCAGCAACGTGCCAGTACCGCTTAAGGATGAGGTCCGGAACCAAGTTTTGCAATTTGCCTGACTTGGTAACCGGGACATTTGTCTTTCGTCGGAACCTGGCTATTGCCGAGCGAACCGACGGAGTCCTCTCCTTTTGATTTTGACCGTGGCGGAACCAGAAATCACTCTGGATTCCTCGCATGGCCCCATAAGGTGCGAATTCCCTCACAAACATTGGTTGGAAATCCACTAGGGCTTCCATCTTCCCTGACCTCAAGGTCATGGGAGTGGAAGGAGGATGTCTCAAAAGAATCATCCTCGCCGAGCTACCACGGACCACCGTGTTGTCCACCCATTGCCAAAACTTTCCCAATCTTTGGGAATAGAGGCCGCTAATGGGTGGACCACGGTTAACCGCAAGGTGGGTACCTTGCAAGAGTTCGCTTGTGCGTAATCTTGCAAGGTAGGAGAGCCACTTGTCAGTCGATTCCGATCGGCGAACAGAGTGTGGACTCCCCAACCCACCATATTCGATGGGGGCCCCCACTGGGAACCCCCACTCGAATAGGAGCTGCCAAGTAAACCAGAATTGGCTTTTCTTGGCAAGCATCCGGTGTCCCCAGTTACTCCCGAACGCAGACCTATGGTCTCGTGCCGCTTGTAACTGGTTCGACCAGTTGACTTCTCCCTTACTCCCACCGGGAGGCGCTGTCCAAATGGACAGTGACTCGATGGGTCGTGGGCAGCCACACACGTAGGGAACCTCACAGAGGATTCCCCGCGTGGGGTGGTAGAAGGACTTGACTCGATTGAGTTGCCCTCCACAGGCAGCAAACATCTTGTCATACGAGTCCCTCATGGGCCGGGTAAACCCGGCCCCCAAGAAGTCATCACCGCAGGCCCTACATGGCTGATCATGAGGGCGGGAAAGTCCTTTCAAGGGCTTCCCCTCCCTGCGGTGGCCACACTCCTTCTCTGCGTGAGAAGCGCAGAAAAAGGAGAGAGGCATCATTACTGGGAACGATGAGGGATCCCCCATCATCTGCCCAGTCAACGATGTCTCGTGTGGCAAGGAGCGAATGGCATGTGACCATTCCTCAAAAGAGGTCTGGACATCCCGCTCCCAATTCGGATATTCGGTTAGTTCTGTCCCATTGAACAGAGCTTCACCGATTTTCTCCAAGCTGGGCAAGGGATTGTCCTCACGGGTCAATGGACCCGTGGGTACATCTCTTGCGGAGCAAGTGAGTATATCCTTTGGACCGAATAAGAGAGGGAACAACCCCCTCCATCGATCCAATTGTGGATAGACCCCAAGAAGCTCTTCATAGAACGTCTGGGTCAACCACGTGGGATGGTAATCCGTTGCAGAACTTGCATCGGCTGAATACCAATCCCCCTGGCAACCCACCAAGGAAATGGTCTTGGACCCTCCAATGAGGTCCGAGCACCTGGGGTCATTTTGCAAAATGCAATCTGCCCCTCTCCTTAGGAGTTGCTGGACAAGGTTCGCGGCAGTCAAACTGCAGGTGGGGAACCGGGTTTTCAACCCGCGCTCCTCCGCTTCGATTGGCAAAATTGCCAGTCGATCGAACATGCCCAAACAGTGGAGAACACCCTCCTCGCACGCCTTTTGAAAGGTGTCAGCGAATTGGAAGTGGTTCCCCCGCGCATTGGCTGCGGTCCTCCTTACCCAAGTTGACCGAAGTTCCTTTTGGAGCTCCGGCTTCCTGGCGAGGCCCAGCAGCACGAGCGCCTGCACGGCCAGCTCATGTCCCCCCACCTTTCGTGGGTACCCCAGTGCCGCATGGGCACTGGGAGCCGTAAACCAATCAGGTTCAGCATCCGGCTTGAAATGTCGGAAGTAAGACCTGACGAAGGGCCTCCATTGAGGAACTTCAGGTTGCGGCTGGGAAGTAAGCCGGTCGACGAGCAGTGCCAACCCACTCCCATCTTTGGGGGCGGGGGGCAATGCTCTCGCGCAGTAAGAAAAGTTCAGGGCTAGATACTTCATATCTAGTGGTGAAACCAATGGTAACCGGGGCCTAGGGCCCCCGTAATACCATCCCCGAGCTTGTGAGGCGGATTCCTTGACCTCTCTCGCCGATGCGAGAGGGTGTAGGATCAACCTCACCTTGAACCGTTCCATGTTCCTCCTCAGTCGAGAACTGGGGAGGCCGGGCCGTTGGGCACGCAAATTGCACTTACGCACCTTTTGGTGGGCGAGGCAAAGAGCGTCCCAAGTGGCCCTCATGAAACGTAGGACTTCGAGACGTCTAAAATAGACGAATCGAGCCCTAGTTGACGGGAGCTTGCAGGCAGTGGCGAGAATAATTTCTTGCACCAATGCCCAGTAAGCTCCCCACGAAAGGTCCTGCTTAGCAGGAAAGTGGAAAGGAAAGGCCAGAGAACCCTCTGGCACCAACTGCCCCTTTACCAACCGAACGTCTTTGGCAAGAGCCAAGACCTCGACCGGTACCCGGAACAATGGAGAGACACCCAGACCTTCCGTCGACTTATAAAAGCCACGGAAGCCTGGGGCTCCATCCCATTCCAACCCTCCAATCCAAGGAGGATCAGGAAGAGGATCCTTTTCAGGATCCAGGCCCTTTCGGGCCATAACAGGAGAAAATTCTTTCTTCTGAG